GTCGGGCTTGTATTCGAAGACGCTGGTGTCGCCAGTGTCCACGATGGAATTACCGAGGCGTTTGACGGCGGAATCGTGCAGGGCTTTCCAGGAGAAACGATGGTCGAAGAACTCGATCGTCTGGACGCCAGCGTGAGTGATCAGGGCGAGGCCGGCTTGATTCTCGATCAGCTTGACCTTGGACAGGACGTCGTCGAAGTGTTTCGAGAAGTCGCTGAAGGTGCTGTGCAGGTCGTCGGCGCCCGGGCCGGCGGTGAAGGCCGACGCTGAGGCTCCGCTGCCAATATGGGCTTCATCGGCCGCCATGTCGCCACTTGATCCGAGACTGCTCGCGTAGAGCGCCTGGCCGCCAGCCACGCGCGAGCGGAGCATGCTGTGGCGCATGGTCTGATTGTGTGAGGTATCCGCTGAAACCTTCCCCATCTTGGCGTTCATCTCCGTGGTGGACTTCTGGACGTTGGACCAGGTGGCGCCCTGATTCTGAAATGCGTAGTCCTTCGTGTAATTCTTCGCGTCGAAATCCAGCGGGGTGATGCCGCCGTATTTGACCTCGGTTTGGCCGCTGATGCCGCGTGAGGCGTGGACGCAATGGACCGCGAGCTTGACCTTCTTGCCGGGGAACAGGACGGCGCTACGCTGCAAGGCGCGCTCCTGGGTGGCGCCCTTGAACAGGGTGCCGGACCGGATGAAGACGTTTTGATCGGACAGGTTCTCGGCCTCCATCGTGTCGATTTTTCCGGTGTCGAAGACCATGACTTTCTCAGTCTCTTGCCACAGGATGTAATCGCGGTTGATCGTGGTGTTGCGCAGGATGGGCAGCACGACGGACAGGGAGTTTTTATCAACGCGGAGGGGCGTGGAGTAGGAGTAACCGTGTTTGGATTCTGCAACGGGAGTGAGGATCTTCAGCATAATTGCCTTTCATGGTTGATGCCACGGGAATAATTCCCCGCGGCGCTGGTGACCATCGCGGAAAAGGGACCGCGCGTCAACAAGCTTTTGTCCCGAAAATAGTTTGGTCCGAAGTCTGGCCGCCTGCGAGTACCATGGCATGAAGCACAAACCAGGCTCCGCCGGGAAAGTTACACAAGAAAAAGAGGACCGCGCGCTCGAGGCGATAATGTGCGTGTGTTTACGGGCCGATCGTGAGAGCTGGTCCAAGGAACGGTGGGATTCGTTTTGGAAGAAGGTCTATGAGAAGAAGGCCGTCCAGCGACACCCAAGACGCTGAACGGCCCAATCCATTAACCCTAACCAACGATCCAGCTATCTGGTAAAACCGGATGACTGTCAAGGCGTGTCCATTTTTGCCGACTCATTTGTGGTCGAAAAAACGGACATGGCTAGTTCACGCCGAAGCAGCACGCCCAGTAATTGAGCCTGCTCAGCTTGAGCGAGTAAACAGTTCGGATGGCTTCAGGTCCATCGGGCGTTCCGGTAAGAGTCACTTGATTCGAACGGGTGCGAACTACGCGATGGTTCTTGTTCTGCGGGATCCAGACGCCGCGCAGGCGCAGTGTGATTTCGTCAGGGAGTGCGTGACGATCTTTTTTCATATCCAGACCTCGAACTCGTCGCGCGAGGCGCCGAAAGACGCTTTGGGCCAGCGGTCGGCTTTTACCATGTAGCCTTCCTTGGCGTTGTGGCCGACAATTTCCCCAAGCTCGCCTTTCTCCGCGTAAAGAAGGTCAGGATGATCTTCGTTGGCCCCGTCCTCGAGCGTCTTGGTGAATCGGATTTTGGTGCCGATGGGAAGCTTCATGTCACGTCGTCATCCTGGTAATCTTGGCTGCTCTCGTCGCTGCTGGAGCTGCTGTCTTCGGAGTCGTCTGTGCTGGAGTCGTTGGGTGTCATGGTCGCTTTCACGCGATTCCGTCCAGTTTGGTCAGGTCGATCGGTATGGCTCTGCCATTTCGCACAACGTAGCCGTTCGCTGCGGCAAACTCGAACAGTGTCTTTTCGATACGCACGTCCTCGATGCAGTAGTCCACCAGGTCGGCGAAGCGGCCTTGCTGAAACATGATCGGCGCCAGCTCGCCGCTGCTGGTCTTCTTCATTGCAATGGTTTCTTGCGCGACGTCGTCGAGCTTGTAGCCGCCGTGCGTGCGCGGCTCGAACTTGTGCGGATTCAATCCGAGCGAAATCCAAATCTCGAAAAGAATGTCGAAGTCTGAAGACGTGCGGCCAAATCCTTTGAACGTTTCAGTAGGTGTCTCTTTGTGGCCAGTCTCGATCAGCGTCGGATAGGTTGCGCGGATCAGCTTCCAATCGAAGCCGACCGTGTTGAAGCCGACGCACAGATCGGAATTCCAGAGTAGCGCGATAGCTTCCTGGGCGTTGTGATCGTCGAACACGCGATACCGCATCGTGGCGTAATCGAAGATGACGAGCACGGATATACCCATCTCGTCGTGTGACTGCCAGCCTTTCGAACAGTCCTCGATGCGATTCTTAATCTCCGCGTCGAAGACGACAATTTTCCGGCCTTCAAGATGTTTTGTCATGGTGGGTTTTGGGCTCCTGTCACGAGCCCTGATTGTGGGTTTACGTCTTGGGCGTTCCTTCGACACCGCGGGCCTTGCGGTCGGCGGTTCGCTTCTCGCACCACATCAAAGCTTCCTCGAGCTTCGTGATGACAATGGCGGTTTCGCGTGATGGAACTTTGCCCTGCATGGTCTTCAGGCGATCAATCAACATCTTGATCACTTCCTCATTTGTGGTTCCGTTGTTGATCGTGACCATCTCGTCTCCGCCGTGCGGGTCGGGTTGTTTCTCGATGAACTGCAACGTCTGGCCGGGGCCGGCCGGCTGCTCGAAATACTCCAATTCGTAGCGGTGGCCAGGTGTGAGTACTTTCATTGTTTGGTTTTCCTTTCGTGGTTTTGGTTGACTGGTTTACTGGGGACAAAAGTTTCCAGGTGAACTGTCCGCATGTTGGGGTAAAGCGATCGGGCCTGACGCCACGCGCCATGAATGTTGTCGTCGTTCACACGGCCGATGATGTGCTCGTTCGCGTTGAGCACAACGTATGTCTTACAGCGTAAGACGGGATTTAGGAACATGGGTTCGGTTATCATGGTTTCTTTGCGATGATAATTTCCTCGAAGTTGATTTCCGGACTGCCGTTCTTCTCGGCCAGACGGCGGAAGAAACTCTTGCGGGATTTCTTGGTCCTGGTGGCGCCGTTGAAAAGGTCGTTGTGCTCCGTCACCTTGACGAGCATCGCATGAATGCGCTCGATGACGGTGAATCCGCAGTGCTCAAGCAGGCGCGCGGTGTCGTCACAGAGTGGCACGCGTTTGCCGCCTTTGACATAGTCTTTCAAAACTGCGACCAAAACTCCGCCGGGTCGGATTGCGCGGAAGCACGCGGCGTAAACCTGGTGCATCGCAGACCAGTACGTTTCCGCTTTCTCCTGTCCGATCTGGCCCAGGCTATCGCCGTAGGTCTTCTTCTCGTCGCGCGCGGCCTGGGCGAGCACTGCGGCGTCGCTCGCGCCGTGACCGCGTTTGCTTTTGAATGCGGCAGCCGGGCTTTTGAATTTGCCGGCGGCTCGGCCGCCTTCGGAATTCTTCTCCCAGGGCGGCGAGGTTACCACGGCGTCGAGCGGTTCTGATTTCAGCCTGCCGATCTGGCCCGCCTCGCTTCCGTAATCGTTTCGCAAAGCTTGTTGCGAGTTTGGTCCGCACTTTCGATCGCTCTTGTCCACGTCCGTCTGGCACGTCGCCATGCCGCGAATTGAATCAGCAAACGGTGGGGAAGTGATAACGGCGTCCACCGGCCCGGCGTGCAGCGCGCCGATCTGGCCGTCAGTCTTTCCGTAACTCTGTTCGCTGTGCCGCTTGTCTGCCAGCGCCACACGCTGCTCGTGCATGACGCGGCCTGGGTAATCCTTTTTGGCCTTCGTGAAGTCGATTCCGTGCTGAGTCGAGTTGACCGAGTCGGCATAAGGAGGCGAGCTGACAACGGCGTCCAATTGGCCGGCGGGCAGCATCTCAATGTTGTTCGCCTCGCGGTCGCCAGCGTCACCTTGAAAAGCTCGCACGCCGACGCGCGGGTCTTTCCTGCCATTCGCTTCATAGCCGTCTCGGTTGATGCCTTTACCGCCTCCGCCCTGAGTTTGGATGAATGGCGGGCTCGTGACGACGCCGTCCACGGATCCTTCCTTCAGATTCGAAATCTGCCCTTCGGCGCCGCCGTAATGCGGGTCGGCAACCTGGCTGGCTGACGTTGAGCTGCGGCCGGTCTGCTGTCCTGGCTTCTTGGCCGGCTTGTGGTTCAGGCCGCCGGCGCCAACGTTGATCACCGCGTAGGGCGGACTGCATACGACGCCATCGGCTTCGCTGATAATCTCGTCAAACTTTCGGCTGTCACCTTTCACGATGTACGGCGGAGTCCGGTTCAAGCTCCGGAAGCGCGACGCGTGCAATTCGAAATTGGCCTCGGCCAGCTTCACAAATCTCGGCTCCAGCTCGACGCCGACCCACCGCAGGCCGGCATACGTCGCCGCAATTCCGCCGGTGCCGATGCCTCCGAAACAGTCACCGACCAGGTCGCCTTTCCGCAGGTAACATTTTTCGAGGCAATGCTGGAAGATGCGTTCGATCAGGTCGCGCGAGTACTTCGCCGGGTGACTGAAGCTTTCCGGCGTGATGACGCCTTTCCAACTGGACTCGTAGCAGTCGTTCCAAATCGTCGGTTCAATGGTGCAGTTCATACTTCAACGTTTCCATCGGATGCAGTTCTTTGTGATCAACCCACATACTCGGGCCCATGGCGCGGCCGGCGTCCTCGATGCGATGCAGCTTTTCAAATTCCTCGCGCGTGATCCAGCCCATCAGTGAAACGGTCGGCAACGGTTTTACATTCCAGCGGATCCAGGCGAGCACGAATCTCTTTTCCTCTTTCCGTTTCCATTGGGAGACAATCACCATAAGGCGCGGCACCTTGTGACAGTCGGTGGCTTTGATCTGGGAGCCGTCGGGGAAGTCTATGCCGGTGTCGCCGCGGCCAATCGTCTTGATGTCCACCTTCTGGATGATGCCCAGGACTTGCTCCGAGAACCACGAGTAAGCCAGCTCGCCGATGATGCCCACGTAATGCCTCCAGTAGCCGGGCCGATCCGGACGCATGTTCTTGGAGTTGACGGTGTCCGCGTGGTTCATGCTGCCGCTGCGCCGGAGCGCCTTGTCCAGCGACCATTCGAGTGAGGCTTGATCCACTTCGCGGATGTACCATGTGGATTCTATCTCCGGCGATGGCGCGAGGTTCATAGCGGGAAAAGATTTTCGCTGGCCTTAGCGAATCCTGATTTCGGATAGTCGATCGCGCCCATCGTCCGCAGCGCTCCGAGGTTGTTGAAATATCCTCCGCTCGTTTTGCTCTGTCCGCACAGGTCGGCCAGCGCTTCCTTGCTGATGTCTTGAGGGTAAATTTCAATAAGTTTTGTGAGGATCCTGGCCTGCGAGGAAGTCATAAGACTGAGCCAGCGCGCGTGGAATTCTTCACGACTCATGCTTTCGCGCGGCTGCGCTTCCTTTTCGCCCAGCTCTGTGAGGCAGACAAATCCCGGCCTTGGATATTCGATCAGGCCGGCACTGCGGAGCGCGCCCAGGTTGTTGAAGTAGCCACCGCTGGTTGGCCGTTGCTGGGAATGGGCCGCCAGCATTTCCTTCGGCACTGGATTTACGCCGATGGCTTGAAGCTCAGCGCTCGCGTTGAGAATGCGCTGCTGCGATGACGTGGGAGTAAATTCTCCGTTTGAATGTGGCGCCGCAGTCCGGCTATCGGCCGGAACACGTTCCCGCGCCGGTTTTACAACAGAACCGGATAGAGCGACACGGGGCGCACCCAATACAGGTTGCGGCGAAAGTTTATCTGCTAAGAGCGTTTTGAAGAATGTAACCTCGGCGCGGTTTGTGAACGCCTGCGTCTTGATGTCGCCGGCCAGCGTCTCAATACGAGTGCAAACCGTCTCGAGACGTTCGTAGGAATCAATCAGCGCGGTCAGCCGCTTGCGCTCAGCATCGGTCAGCGCGGCCTCGTGTTTTATTTTTGTCTCGGCCTTCGCAACTGGCTGCGCTTTCTCTGCCATCGACAGTTGCGTTTTGAGCGTTCGGATTTCCTGCTTCAACTCCTGTTCGGTCCGGGCTTTTTCCTCGGCCGCTTTGGGAAGATCCGCCAGCTTTGGCAGCATGCTCTTGATTTCTTCGGGCGCCGGCGGCGGCTCCATTGCGAACTTCCCCCCTCCGGCCTCTGGATGCGTCGTCTTCACCGGGCCAACTTTGACGAGCGTTCGTTCCTTGCAGATGGCTCGGCCCAGGCAGTAGAACTTCCCTTCGGTCAGCAGTTTGATTTCGTCGTTGAACTTGTGCTTTTCCTCCCGGCTGACTCCCAGGCATTCGGACGCGCGCTCGCGGTCAATGTCGATGAACGTCATTCCGACCATGACGTTGAGCAGCTCCGCCGCGGCGTCCTTGCGCAACTTGCCCAGGCGTTGCGTCGCGAACACGGCGCAGTAGCCGCGCTTCCGGCCGCGCGTCGCCAAATCGACCATCGCCGAACTGGCTTCGCTTTCGCCGGCCTTGCCTTCGGGCGCGTATTGGTGCGCTTCGTCAACGATGATCACCGTCGGGCGCCAAAGCTCCTTCGGCGCGTCAATCAGTGCGTCGAGGAATAGCCGCACCCATTGATGACGCGTCTGCGGCTTCAGCTCGTACAGGTCGCACACCGCCGACGCGCGCAGTTCGAGAAGTTTGTGCGCGACCATCGCCGCGGAACGAAGGTCGGCTGGCGTCTCGCCTCCCTTTCCGACGAGCACGTAACCGAACCTCTCGCGCAACGTGGCAAACTCGCCCTCGGGGTCGATGATGATGACGGGGACTTTTCCGAATAGCTGCTCGGCCAGGCGGCGCAGAAGCCAGCTCTTGCCGCCTCCGGAATTCGCCTGGATCAAAAGGCGCGTTTTTAGAAGCGTCGGGATGTCCAACGACAGTCCCTCGCCGATTTCAATTTTGTTGCTCATTGGGTGTTTGGGTGTTGTGGGTTTACGGATCAGGCGACGATGACTTGTACGATCGGCCATCGTCGGCTGGAACATCGTCTTCGGAAACTTTCGCCGCTGATTCGAAGCGCGTGTAAGGCTTCAGGAAAGTCAGGTTCACGTCACCGCAGGGTCCATTTCTTTGTTTTGCGATCAAGAGGTTCACCGGGATCCCGTCAGGTTCTTCGCCGCCGTCCTCGTCGTCACCTTCGGTTTTCACTTTGTAAAGCATGCCGACGACGTCAGCGTCTTGCTCGATCGCTCCGGACTCCCGCAGATCCGACAAGCGCGGGCGCCGGTGTTTGTCCTTCTCCATTTCTCGATTCAACTGGCTGAGGATGATCACCGGCACGCCCAGCTCCTTTGCCAGCGCTTTGACGCCGCCCGAAATCTCCGTCACTTCCTGCTGCCGATTATCCTGAGCGCGCCGCGACGTCGCGTGCAGGAGTTGCAGGTAGTCGATCACGAAAAGCTTGATGCCGAACTGCTGCCACATGCTGCGCGCTCGCGCACGAAGCGCCATGATCGAAAGCGCCGGCGTGTCGTCGATGCGCAACGGACTGTTGCTGATCTGGCCGGCGCACGTCGTCAGCTTCGGAAAGTCGCGCTCGGTCAGAAACCCTTCGCGAATGTTGCGAAGGTTCACGCGGGCGCGCGAACAGACCATGCGATCGGTCATCGCCTCCTTGGTCATCTCCAGGCTGAACACGCCGACGGGAATCTTTTCGGTCACCGCCACATGATCGGCGATGTTCATTGCGAGGCTCGTCTTTCCCATGCTCGGACGCGCCGCTATCACGATCATGTCCCCGTTCTGCAGGCCGCCCGTCATGCGGTCCAGGTCGGGAAATCCGGTCGCAATCCCGAACACGGACTGGCCCTTGCTTTCCCACATCGCTTCAATGCGATTGATCGTGCCCGGGACCAGCTCCTTCATGCCGAAGGAATCCGTGGACACGATGTTTCGACGCACCGACAGGACCTCGCGCTCCATCTCGTCCATCAGCACGTCAGGCTCGCTTTCTGAAGCGTAAATTCTGGAAACTGAATCCGTGCAGACCTGAATCGCTTTACGCAGAAGAAACTTCTCGAGGACGATGTCGAGATAGTAGCCCAGGTTGAACGCCGACGGTACGCCATCCTGAAGCGCGTTGAGGTATGGAATTCCGCCAACCTCGTCGAGTAGCCCGAAGTCCTTCAGCCGTTGCTGGACCGTGATGACGTCAATGGAGGAAATGTCGCTGTCAGCCATCATCATCAGGTGCGAGAAAATCGTCTGGTGCCGCAGATCGTAAAAGACCTGATCGTTGGCGTTCAGCTTGGCGATCGCCGTCGGCAGCGTGTCCTTCGGAGCGGTCAGGATGCACCCCAGGACGCCTTGCTCGGCCTCCGGCGAGTGCGGCGGCAG